CGAACGTTTCAGCACGAGGACAAAGGCTATGTCGTCGCGCAAGGACCCTCTCCAAAACCGCCCCCAGAGCGGAGTTGAGGATGCCAAGAGAAACCAAGTTATCGAGCAGTCGAGCGAGAACCCCAGACGGGTGTTCTCGCGAAGTCATAGCCTGACTAAAGACCAGCTGGCCGAGCTCGCGGCCCGTCACCCTGATTGGGTGTTCAAATTTGGCAACGGAGCGCCCCACCCCCACCCGTTGGGGGCTACGGAGCGTGCCATTACAGAGCAATGCGTGATCGAGGATATCACACGTAAGTATGGAGCAGAATGTTTCATTGTCGACATCGGTGGCAATGCGAACAGACATGCCCGGTCTGGGAGGACCAACATACACTCGTGCAACCCGATCATTTCGGCTGCGGATGCGGTGCGGCGCCACCCGGACAACTATGTTCCGGGGGCGGCCTACTGCAACCTTCGTACACAAGACTGCCCGCTTATTCCGGACGTCTACATCGCCATCCACGCGCTCTACTACCTGTCAAAGGAAGAAGTTCTCCGCTGTGTCCTCGAAAGCAAGCGCAACCGGCTTTATGCCGTTGTGCACAACTTCACGAGTCTCTACGGAGCGTTCCATACGGTCAACGACGTCCCAGAATCGACGTACGAGACTTTTTATGACGGCAACGAGTTAAACGTGCACATGCGCGTGCGCGGTAACCACACCGGCTACACCCACTCTGCTTGCGGTTGGCTCTTTGAGACCAACTACTATAGCAGCGGTGAGTTTGCCATGGCGTGGACCAGCACACCCATGGGCGATTCATACATCTTGGAATTCGTTTCCACGGTCCCCGGGCTCACAAGCGAGCAACACCGCGACCTCCCGCTCTGCCAGAGCCTTAACCGCAAAGACCATTATGGGGCGGTTAACGGCATCCGCAGTTACGGCGACCAAGCGGAGTTTTCCCCGACCCTGCAAACGTTATCGATCACCACCGGCACCACCATCAGCTGTGGCTCATTCACTATGACCACCCTGGAATCCACCCGATATGTCCTCATCCCGAAAGACATCGTCGTCCACGTTAGCAACGAGATCATTGGTCTCGAGCGCAATGAGAAAACACTAGCAATGTGCATCAATAAGATGCGCTCGGCCTTGAAGAAGTTCAACGTCCCGGCTTCGATGAAGAAAGACTGCCTCACCTATGGTGCGGCTTTTGCATTCATCCACAACCTCGACGACGAGCTCTCGGCGTTTAACGCCCTCTGCAAGTCCCCCATGCTACGTGCATTCTCCAAGATCAAGTCTGCCCTCTCATTGGGGCCACTTGGATGCTGCGCACCAACCGCCGACGTAAGTAGCGACATTGCCCGCAAGGAGACAGCCGCCACCATGGCAAAGCTTTATAGCATGTCGTATACGACGCCCGCAATCAAGGGCTCGTTCGACGCTAAGACAGCATGGCCCAAAGGTCTGCCAGGCTACGAGTCGCACATGCCGCTCTCCAAGATAAAGGAGGGCGCCCGGATCCAGGACTATGGAGAGCCTGACACACGTCAGTATCCACCCCAGCTGCATGTCAATGCACCCATCTTCACGCCGATTCAGGCCGTCGTCCCCAACCCCTCCAAGAACAACGAGGAAAAAGCGCTCTTCAATCGAGCCCTCGTTGAGACCTTTCAGGAAGACGACGACCTCTGGAAGGAAGTCCATGATCATGCTCGTCGTCTCACAAAGACGTTCGAGGAGATCTCCACTCCTTACGATACCCTGTTCAAAACCTGGAATGCCAAGTTTCCGCCCGCCCAACGCGCTCGACTCGAGAAAGCGTATGTGAGCGTCAAGCACAACGGCCTCCTGCCCAAGGACCTCATCATGAAAATGTTCATCAAACGCGAAGTCACCCTCAAGACCGGTGACGAAGTCGAAGACTTCGATCCGCGCGCCATTCAAGGCTGCACGGACGAACTCAACGTGGCGTATGGACCTTTCATCTGGGCCTGCTCAAAACGCTTATGCGCCGAGTGGTCCCTAGAGGATCGGATCTGCTATACTAGCGGTCTCACCTCGGAGCAGATTGGCGGTTGGCGCAAGACTTTCGATGGTTCAGGCGATCTCACGATCGTCGAACTTGATGAGAGCCGATATGACGCCCATCAAGGCCGCGGCATGGCAATGTGCTCGCAAGTGCTGAAGAAAGCATGCGGCCTCCTGAATTACGAACTGCCCGCAGAAGTCGAAGAGAAATCGTTCATCAAGTATGGGCGATCGAAACACTTTGCCTACCGCGTGCCTGGTACCATGACTAGTGGCAAGGCTGACACGTCCGCGTCGAATTCGTTCGGCAACGGCACCAAGCTCGACTTTCTGCTCCGGAAATTTGGTTTCAAAACTTCGGAATACCGCATGCTCATCAACGGTGACGACAGTCTCGTCGTTATTAACCGCTCTCTATCTGCCGGCCGCACCAAGGAACTCCAGGAGTTCCTCGTCTCCGAGAATCAAAAACTCGGGTTCAAGACGAAGTGCAAGATCCGCACTGAGTGGCATGAAGTTGAATATTGCTCCGGTTTGTTCTGGCCCGTCGCTGACGGCTACGTCCTAGGCCCGAAAATTGGCCGCCGTTTGCCCAAACTGGGCTTCGGCGTCACCAATCTAGAGCCCGCTCAGATCGCGTCCATGATCAATGGCATGTCCAACGACTTGGCGCACATCCCCGTACTTGGTGTGTATTATACCACCTGCGTCAAACTCCTCCCAACATTGAAACTCGATAAGAAAAAGAAGCAAAAGGAGTACGTAGACAAGGAAGCCAAGTACAAGTGGGCGTGCGCCAAGCGTCACCAACGTACCAACGACACAGACGTATTCTTCGCGATGCGCTACAACTTTACCGCAGATCTCTGCGAGGACTCACTTCGGTCGAGCCTCGCGGAGCTCAAGACGATCACTGACTGCGTCCACTATCCGATGATGGAGGCATTCAAAGTGGATCTCTAGAGTGAAACAAGGAGAGACAACTCCGTTTAATTAAACACCGCGTTATAAAAACACATCTTATAATCAATGACTAGTAAATGAG